ACCATTATGCATGATAAACTTATCTACATCTTTAGCCCAATTTTTAAAACCATACATATTAGCTGAGTCCCATACATATACAATGTCTGTATCTATATCCTTTGCCACTATACAATGTATCTTGCTAGGATTAAATCCATCTGTCTCAATATCAAGAACTACTTTCATTTGCTCCACACCAACTACAGTCTTCTCCTTTACCTATTTCCATTTCTGATTTTTCTTCTGGACAATAATGACTCCACATCTCAGGTTCACTAAATAACTCTCTTTGTTTCTCCATAGTAGGTAAATCAAACTTATGATATACGTCTACGTGTGTTTCACATTTAGGGCAACTCAAATTAGTAGCAATATCATAATGGTCTTCCTCTTCAAGGTCATGGTCTCCACCCCATATTAGTTCTGCTCCACAATGCCAACACTTCATTATACTACTCCTTGTGCTTCGTTAAATTCATCCTCAAATGGATTGTCTATTTGTGACATTCTACCAGATTTTTTATCATAATGCAAGTAAGAACATACACCTGTCTCTCCAGTATATCTATTCTTTAATATACGAATCGTTGTTGTGCATGCTATAACTTCATCATCTGCTTGTTGATTTCTTTCTAAAGCAATAACACTATCAGATAGGTGAGCAATACTTGCACTCCCTCTCAAATGTGATAGAGTAACTTCCTTTCCATTCTCGTGTCCTAAGTCTCCTGATGGTCTTCTCAAGTGTGATACTAATAATAAACCTACTCCTGTTTCTTCTACCAATGAACGCAACTTAGTCATCAACACATCAATAGATTTTCTTTCATCTCCTTCATCTTGACCACTAACTAAGATAGATAAATGGTCTAAGAATATCCATTTACAATCTAAAGATTTAGCCATGTATCTAACCCTGGATAGTATCTCATCATTACCTATTGAACCAAAATGGTCAAAGGCAAAGAACCTACCAGAACCAATAGTATCTTTTTGCCATTGGTTTAATTGCTCTCTTGAGAATTGATTACGTATTTCTTTTATGTATAATCTTTGATTAGCTTCTACTGACATAATGTTAAAGGCAGTATTCTTTGTACTCTCTTCCAATGCTAGTATTCCTATATTGTCATTAGAGTTTTTAAGAATGTGATGCATCAACTCACGCATGATTGAAGACTTACCCATGCCGGCACCGGAAGTAAATGTAACTAACTCTCCTGTTCTCATGCCATATGTTTTTTCGTTCATAGCACTCCAAGGATAAGGTATAGTTTCACAATACTCCTCATCATACAAAGAGTCTCCTAACTTAGCTAAGTTCATTATGCCTGCCGGTGTGTACGATTCTGCACTCCACCAGTCTTGAACAAACTCCTTTGACTTTCCAATCTTCTGATATTCGTTAGGGTCTTTGTAATCTAATCTTACAATCTTACATTTGTTAGGTTCAAATAACTGAGCAACCTTTTGTGAGGCCTCAATCCCAGGCTTATCGTTATCAAAACATACAACAACATTATCGAAACTGTTTAGGTACTCCAAGTGTTGTTTACAATTCTGCACAGCACTTTGTACTCCATTCTTGATTGACACCACCGCCCACTTGCTACCTAACATTTCGTAAGTAGACATGGCATCTATCTCACCTTCAGTGATTGTAATATATTTTCCGCCTGACTTAAATAAATTTTGACCAAACAGTAAGGCATCTCCCATATCTCCTTGAGACCATATTCTTTTACCTTCTACCTGGCGAATCTTTGTAGCAACATGGCTACCCTCTGTATTAAAATATTCATAGTAATGGTGTGTTATTACTGTACCATTCCTTCTTAATTTTGTTCTGTATTTTCTAGCAGTTTGTTCTGATATTCTTCTATCAGTTATACTCCCATAATCTCCGGTGCTAGAAACTTTGTTCTGTATTTCTACTACTTTGTTTTGCACTCTTGCCTCTCCTATATTGTTAAATCTTTTGTTACAGGAAAAGCAGAAGGCATGTCCATCAGCATGAATGTTATAACCATTACTTGAACCACATGAAGGGCATTGTCCTCTGCTTATCCACTTACTCTGCATTACATCATACCTATATAATTAGTAACTCCTACTGCAACTCCTATTAAAGTGTACCATAATAAAAATTCTAACATTTTATTTATTTTCCTTTCTTTTATTTATTTAAAAGTATAATAAAACATCATAATAAAAATATATAATACCCATAAAGATAATAATAAGATAAATATATTAATTATTATATTAATTATTATATTAAAATATTTATATATTATATCAAAATGTTTTTTTATGTCAATCAAAATCTTCTAACTTTGTTTTATAAACTTTTTCTGCTGAAAAAATATCAAGATTTATGCTATTTTTACAATCATTTTCGGCATATCTCTTAGCCTCTTCATTAGAGCAACCCTCACGTTTATACTCCCTAAATAATTTTCGATACATTTTTTTTGCATCCTTATCCCAAAGATTACTCATATTTAACTCCTATAAATTATAAATTAAAAAAAATAAACTTATTAATAAAGCAATAGGAAAGATGTGATTGTACCATAAATTTTCTGGCTTTTTATTTTTCTTAAACCATTTGCCGGTGGCTTTCAACCTTCTTTCTCTTGCTCTACTCATCTTTACTAGACTGTTTTTTTAAATGCTCTGCATCAGGCATCTGTGCATCTCCTAACCACACTCCATCAGAGGAATTAGTTATGTTTTTTCCGTTATCTTTTTCTATACCTAATGCTCTTCTTAATTTATAATTCTCCTCATTTAATTGTTTAATTCTAATGTGAGAGTTTTTTAATTGTTCTTGTAACTCTTTTACATTTCTTTCTAACATTGTTATTACTACTGGGTCGTACATTTTATCTCCTATTTAGTTAAAATATATGCTAATAAAATTATAAACATTCCTAAAACTATTCCGCCTAAAAAATAATATAACATAAATACTTGACACATTAATTTATACCCTCTATTGTTACACCTTGTTGATGAGCAATGCTCACATTAACTCCCCACGATTCTAAATTATCAATGGCTTCTTGTTTTGTTTTAAATTTTAATATTTTATTGTTGTCATCAACTAACTGGTCTACCGGAAAGTTCTCCTCCCAAGGACATTCTCTTAACCACTTATTTGATTTAAATAAACTCTGTGCTATCACATACATTGTTGTTTCTCCTTCTATTATATTTCTTTTTGTTCTTCACAATCCTCTGCCTATATCTTGTGTCAAGTAAATTTTTTGACACAATATTTGGTACTCTTACTATAGGTTTTATTTTTGTCATACAAGTATCTACATTCATTATATCATATATAACTATACTTTGCAATACTAATCCTCTTTATCTTTGTCGTCTTTATTTTCTAATTTATTTAATAACTTTCTACCCTTTACTAATGCTCTTTTCTCTGCAAAGGATATTACTTTTTTCTCTCCGGATAATGCACCTATCTTTGGTATCTCTGGTTTATCCACCAGCTTTATATCCGGTTTAAATGATACTTCTTCTCCATAAAAGTAATCTTCTAGTTCATGGAATCCTCCTATATGTAGAAAGATTTGTGGTACAGTAGTATGGCCGGCATTTTTAAATCTCCTAACCTTCTCTGCTGTATCTAATACTCTCTCTTCATATACTTCTTCCATATCATCTAATAAAGACTTGGCCTCTGCACAATAGGTGCAATTCTTTTGTGTGTATATAATATATTTAATCATCTTCATTCTCCTCATATATATCCCATGTTAAAACACATTTATCATTTTGTATTTCATCTATAAGTTTTTGTTTTGCTATTTCTTTTGCTTTATCTGTAAGTTCTGTAAATCCTTCTACATGAACTCCTGAATCTATATATACATCAATACCTTTAATCATCTAATAAATCCTCCTCTCCTTGTACTATTTCCATTTGTCCATCATCTCCATAGTCTGTGCCATCATAGTAAACTGTAACATTTACTTTACCATTAGGTATCTCATCAACTTTAGTAGTCGTTCCTTCATCTGGTATGCCGGCTTCTATGTAGCAGTCTTGTAACTCTGATTCAGTTAGCTTTCTATCTGACTTTACTGTATATCTCCTGGAATCATAAGTGGATTCCTCTACAACATATGTATATTTACTCATCTTCATGCTCCTTTTCTACTTCGTGTCTTAACCTATGATTAATAATATCTAATAACATACTTGATGCTACTGTGTTGCTTGGTGCAGTATCAAATGCTAAATCTGTAACTAACACTTGCATAGCAATAATAGTATTAGGTATGGTTACTTTTTCATGTATCTCATCAAATAAATCTAATACTTTATCTCTTACTAAATTAATCTGCTCATCATCTCCTAATGGTCTTTTGTCATCTAACTTAACTACTTTTAGTTTTGTTTTACTCTTCGGCATCTTCATTCTCCTCTATATGTAATCCATAGTTATCTTCTAGTTCTACTCTGGTTGCCTTTTTTCCTATGGCCTTTATTAAAAACTTTTCAGCATCATTAACAGTATTAAAAAGAATAATATCTTTTTTGTCATTTACTGCAAACTCTTTACCATTTAACCCAATACCCTCTGGGTGTCTATATATTCTATACTGCATCTTCATT